GCTTCCTCTACATCTGCGCCAGCAAGGTAGTTGTTGTGTGAGTTGATGTTGGCGTTGCCATCAAACTTCTTGAGAGCAGCCATGTACTCGTCGTGATCTGAGCATGGCATGTACCCACCACCGTGTGAGTGGTAGCCTGTGCAGCCAAGAGCCTTTGACCAAGACAGTGCGGCATCTGGCGTTGGGAAAGTCATTCCCTCTTCAGCCTCGCGTACGCCTGTTGGCTCTTCAGCGTCTTCCTTTACATCCATATCTGCGGGTGGAGGAGTCTGCTCCTCGTCATCCTGAGGCTTATTCTCTGGCATCTCTTCTCCTTGTTGGGGGGCTGGGGTCTCCTCTCCTGACCCTTCTTCTACGTAAGTACGCACTGCGCGAACCTTCTTTGGCTTCCCGATGACGAACTCACCGTCTTCAACGGAAACTTGGGCTCTCCAAGTCATGTTATCGGAAGTTTGAAATACTACGTTCTCGGAAGTAACATCAACAATGTTGACAGGCTTTCCAAGCGCTGTAGAAATTGAGCGACCAAGTGTGGCCATGGCTGGTGTAGATGGGTTCTTGTTGTCCATCTCGTCTTCGTCATCCTGCCACTGCCAGCCCTTGGAGCTTCTGGCGTCTGAATCGTCCTTGACGCTGATCGTTCCTGTTAGCTGATTTGCGCCGTGTAGGACTGGAGAAACTTCGTACAACTCAACTTCACGAAGAAGGTTTGCCTGTCTGCCGGGGTCGTAATCAGCATTTATCGTCTTGTAGCCAATTGACCACTCTTGGTCCATGCCATAAAAAGCTACGTTGGCAAAAGCCTCACGGCCTCTTTCGGTGTTCAGATTGAACTGAACCTTTGCGAAAAGACCACCAATTCCAGCCCGCTTCATCTTCTCGGGCAAGCGTGAGTCGGTCTTTGGTACTTCATAGATCTCCAAAACCTTACCTATTGGCTGGTTCCAGTCGTGGCCCCATACGACGCGAGGCTTGCGGCGCTTTAGTGAAGATGTGAAAGCGCCCGGTAGAACAATGTCTCCAACGCTGTCTTTGTTGCCAATTCCTGAAACGAAGCACTCAACTATTCCCTGAACCTTGTCTACGCCAATCTGTCCAGAAATAGCCTTGAACGCAACATCGTTTAGTTGTGATGATTCAATAGTCGGTGTTGGCATGTTACTCCTATCGTATGTGCCTTCTATGATATGTTAGCGCCGGTGAATCATTATCGCTTCTACAGTTTATATAAAGAGTACTTGTTTATATAAAGTTACTTGCTGAAGCTTAAATAACACCTGCAGTTTATTGTCAATCCGGGTGGTGAAAGTGGGTCTCGTGGGAATCTTAGTGGGATTCCGTCCGTTATGAACGGGGAATTGACGGGGACAGTTGTGCCGTCAAGGTCTCTGTGAGACTCACGAACCTTAGCGTCTCCCATTGTTCTCCACGTTTTATATAAAGTCTTATTGGTTTTTAACTGCTTTACCCGCGCAGAATCAAACAATCCGGTGTTGTATGCACCTACGACGGCTGTCTCTGAAATCAACTTGCTGCGCTTTTCTTTGAGATTCTTGAAAACGCTTCTAACTAGAGACGCAATTAGTGCGATACGCAGGGCATTGAACGAATCATCACCAATATCTGGGGAAACATCCATAGATATGTCTACTGCGGAGATTATTTCTTTTTGGGTTGTTTGATTGAACTTATTTACTGCTTCTATTTGATAGCTGAGAGCAGCATTCATTTGATCTTGTGTTACTTCTTCACCGGTTCCGGCATCAAGGTTTCTAACTATTGCTGCTTTATATATTTTCTGCATCTCCTCAACCAAGGGCTGTGATGCAACACTTAGGGCAGCGAGTGGAACAATTGAAGCAGCATTTCCTGCTCCTATGTTGATCAGAGCAGAGTTGCCAACCTCGTTTAGGGCTGACATGACGATTTGTTCTTGGTCGTCAATGACTCTTTCTAGAGTTTTTTCTAGACTTTCCTCTAATCTGGAGAAATCAGAGGCTACTTTTGTTTCCCAAGAGTCGTTAGAGTCATTCAGAATAAAGGGAGACTCTTCTCACCCTCGGCTTCCTCGGTTGAAAGTTCACTTGGTACCTCTGAAGCTGGCTTTTCTATGTCTTCCACGCCAGAAACAGAGCCTGCGGGGGCAAACTGCCCACTTTCAGGATCAAACTCGGCTATTTGCTGCTGGGAAGCCTGTGCGCCTTGTGTTTCTAGCGGTGTTCCACTTTGAACCAATCCAGATCCAGTATCCATGGGCTTCTCGGTATTGGCGATAGGCGTAAGGGCTGGGTTGGCAAGGATTACGTCAGCAAGCTCTGAAACAACCTTCTTTCTTCCTGTAAGGTCTCGGTACTCATTGGCGCTGATAAGGCCCTGCTGATACTCCTGAAGATAGAATCTCTCGTTCTCCTGCTTACTTAAGATGAGAACTGGCACATTTGAGGTGTCGAAATCAAGGTAGTAATATGGGTCAATGGCGTCAAATGATCTAGCAATTAGGTCCAAGTGCGGAGACATGGTTTCCATCCAGAACACCTTGCCCTCTTCACCGGCATTTGAGAATGTTCTGTTTGCTGAGTTGCCGATAATTGACTCAGGTACGCCGAAGGCTGCAAGGATTTCCTCCTTGGTCAGCGTCCTCATCTGGATGTATGCGGCATCCCTTGGGCTTGCTGCAGTGTCAACGAAATCAGCTCCATCGTCTGATGAAATGACACCAACGGCCCCAGCACGACCAATATTGCCACGGAAACGAGATCTAAGTTCATCCTTGTCCTCTTCGCTAATTTCGCTTCTCAACACTAGAAGACCACCGGGTCTTCCGTCGTTGATTAGGAAGTTTCTGTTATATACTTTGGCTAAATTTTCTACCTCAATAGCAACACCAGCAGCCTCCATTGGTGTCATTGAAAGGTATGGATCAAGCGGGTGTGGTCTTCTTATCCAGATTACGTTTTCTGGCTTGATGATGCGTTTGGGTACGTTGTGCATCGCTACTTCGTAGCCGCTAACAAACTTATCAACCGATGGGATTGGTGAGGTGTATTGCGGTGGAAGTAGGTGAAGGGCGATTGGGGTACCATCTCGCGATCTTACGACTTCAACAAACACGCCTCGGCTGCTCATCATTAGCTGTGCTGAGAGTCGATACCTGAAGGCGAACGAGTTCTCTCCCATGTTTGCCGTGTTGTTGAAAATCTTCAGGATTTCGGCATCTCTTACGATTTCACCGAATGGGTTGTTATCTTTGCGAAATATTGCAGGAAGGCGTGCTTGGTTTGATGAGATTACGTCGATACATCTAAACACCCAAGTTACCTTAGCTACACCATCTCTGTAAGCCTTTTGGATATCCCAAGCGTCGTGGTATCCGCCGTCTACAGACAGTGACGGGTTGTAGGCAACTGGAGCACCTACTGAAATTTTGGCCTTCTTTTCTTGGACGCCCGAGTTCTCTAAAGACTTACTCTGTGTGTTCCAAGCCATTATTCAGCTCCAAGCAGATAGCCGTAAATTCCACAAGCTAGGCCAGCGCTTGCCAATCCGACACCTAGATTAACTATACTAATACCAAGGCCCAATAGAATTATACAGGATACCATAAAGAAATGAGCGATAGATGCCCTAGTGAATAGGCGCTGTAGCATTTTCTTCATCTTAATACTTTACCGACAAACGGCCTAGGAGACAAGTAAGTATGCCCAACGTAGAGCAGGACTGGGAGAAGATCAATGAATGGTTGCAGCCCAAGAGGTCAGATTATTGGGCCGAAGAGCCGTCACTAACTCAGAAAGTGTTTCTTAAGAGCAACGCCAAGGAAGTTCTTTTTGGAGGGGCCGCTGGCGGTGGTAAGTCATCTGCGCTTCTAATGGCAGCATTGCAGTTTGTTGATGTTCCCAACTATAGTGCTATTCTCTTCCGTCGCACTTACGCTGACCTTGCCCTTCCCGGAGCGCTCATGGACCGCTTTATTACGTGGATGTCTAACTACGAAGATGTACACTGGAACGCCAATCAGTACACGGCCACGTTCCCTAGTGG